TCTGTTGTTGTCTTGGTCTACCAGGTAGTGCGTTAAAACTTGTTCTAGGTTTCTTATTGACTCTGAATCGACCTGTCGATCCTCTGACTCTGGAATATTCGTCTCTTAATTTCTGGTCTTCCTCTGTGGGAATAGGTCTATTCCTTGCCTTAACAAGTCTCTCCTTCAAAAGAGTCTTGTATGTATCATAATCAAGGTCATTAATATTATCTAAACCTAGGAGGCGAAGGACTACCTCATCAATGGATTCATTGACAAGTTGTTCTTGATTAATACCTAAGTTGATTGGTGCCATCTATCCTTTAGTCTGATTTGCTTTTGCCTTTTGCTCCTCCTCGTCTAGGTGTTGTTGAAGAAGAGCGACATAAACATCTCTCTCCCAAGGCATCATGTTTTCAATCTCTGTTAATGAATATTTATGATACTGCATCAACGCGAAGTTGAGTTTGAAATAAGCCTCAAGATTCATATGGATCATGGCTATGCGAAAAAACTTGAGAGTCCCTCCAATGTCACATCACTCTTCTCACCAGTCTTTGGATTGGTGACTTCAATAGTGTGAGAAAGTTTAGGCATCGTCTCAAAGAACTTCTCAATATCTTTGAACTGAGCTGAGTTCATACCTTCAAGGAATTCCATGAGTTCCTTCTTACTAACATCAGAAGAATCCCAGACCTCTTCTTCATTATACACCTTGTCAATACAAGACGCGATGAGTTCAAAGGACTTCTCCAAATTCATCTCAGCACCAATACCAAAATTGTTGGAGATGAATTGTTCAAGAGAGGGATACTTCATATCCATTCTCAGGGAATCATCGAGTGTAATAGTTTTGTCGTGACCATCAGGTTCAATAACTTTAATCTCATCCAATGCAATCTGCACTGGAATCTGAGTCTCACCATCATCAGGTGCTGTGATGTTCACATCGACAACTTCACCTACAGACTTGCCACGGATGTTCAGAAATAAGAATTCAATATCAAAAGTGGGTAGAGTCTCTACCTTAACACCTCTGGAAGTAATACAGTTTTTAATGACTGACTTTACTGCCTGAGTAATTTGTTTTTGATCCTCACTTTCCAGAGCCAACACCAGAAGTTTCTCTTCTTTGACTAGGAAAGGTCGATAATTAATAGTCTTCTTTGTAGAAGGTAACACCATCTGATAAGTTGGTGTTGCAATTTTTGGTAAAGGCATAATGTGTTTATAAAAACCTCAGTGTGTTATTTAGGGGGGTCAAGATTCGATTTCTTCAATCTGTCTCTTGTTAAGAACGTATCTATCAAACGCACAGGATACTGTGTATCTCAATACATTAGATCCTTCGTATGAAATAGGAGTGCTAATGATGTTTGTGGGAAATGCATTGACTAGAATATATGTTAATTGATAAGTGTCAGCATCTTCAAAAACTTTCCTGTCATTAGACACATCCTTTTCAAACTTAACAATATACATGTTAGTTTTATAGGACTTAGGATAATTTACTCTATAAGCAGCAGCGTTCTTAACTGCATCCTGATCGTTTAAGTACTGTCCTTCACCCTGTGCAGAAATGAAATCAAACCAACTATCAAAGAATTCAATCACTTTGTAATCATGATCAACATAGAATGTAAAATCAACAGTGGAATCATAGACACGACGATAAGCCATTCTCTCCATCACACCAGTGTAGTCACCCAGGACTTGGTGTGTATTCAAACTTGTACCAGGAAGAACAGCATTACTACAAAGCAATTCTATGTCCTCACCATCCTGTTGATAGTCAAAGCCATTCCTCTTGAGATGTCTATTGACTTCGTCAGGTGGTGAAAGTTTGATTTGATAGACAGAAGTCTGTGCAAGATGTAATACACGACTCTTTATATCTGATGTTCGTAAAGGCCCGATAGCCATCTATAAATATACTTGATTACTATTACTATGTAGGTGACTTGTGGGAGAAAGTATCAAGAGTATTTTCAAACCATCTCATCCTGAAAAGTATCAGGGTAATCCTAACAATATTATATGTCGTTCGTCATGGGAAAGAAGATTTTGCCACTGGTGTGATGTTAATCCTAACATCTTAAAGTGGGCCAGTGAGGAGTTCTCAATCCCCTATGTGTGTCCTACCGATGGTAGATTGCATCGTTATTACCCCGATTTCCTAATCGAAGTTCGTGATGTCACCGGTAAGGTAAAGAAACAATTGATTGAAGTCAAACCAAAGAGACAAACACAAAAACCACCAACACCAAAGAAGATTACAAAGTCATTCCTCTATGAGGCTGCAATGTATGAGAAGAACCAGGCTAAGTGGCGTGCAGCCACTGAGTTCTGTTTAGATAATGGTGTAGAGTTTAGAATCATCACCGAAGATGAGTTAGGTATCAAACAGTATGATAGTAGACGCACTAGATCTAACGGCGTACAACGGAGAAGAAAACCGAATCGACGGTCTCGTAAATGACATTCTTATTCAGAGAACATCTGAAAAGATGATGGAGGCAATCCTTACTCTTTTGACTGACACTGTGGCAGCTGTACCTCAGGTGGGAGCGTACTATACCTTTGGGTATCAAGCAAAGACACCACGAATGAGATACGATGGTAACCCACTCATAGCTTGTACTGGTGTATATAATTGGGGATTCAGTGGGATAAATTATCACTGGGGTGACTTTCGTAATTATACCTTTGAAGAATTGACCACTAACCCATACCTGGTCTATCCATCTGAGTTGGAAGACCTAAGGAGTATTCCATATCAAGACTTCAAGATAAATAGATCATAAGGAACCACCCGATGGAAGTAAAAACCGATAAAACTTGGAATAATCTTCAGCTCGAACAATACACTGACACTACCACAGGTGTCATCGAGATCAGACTTCCAAACAAACTAGGTCCAAACAAAGGTAGACTACTCGCCACTGGTGATGCCAAAGGTAAGTGGAATGTTAATGATGCAAATGATTTTCGTAAACAATATAACGCAGAGAGAAAGAAACTAGGACAACAACCTCTCTCAGCAAAAGAATTTAATAAGGAATTCTATACTGATGGTGCAAACCAATTCAACAATGATAGAGCTAATGTTCTAAACACATCTTCAAACTACGATAATGATGCAGAGTATCAAAAACTAGCAACTAGTCATGCAGAAAATGGTATTCCCAAGGTAAAGAATCCCACAACAGGTGAGACAAATAATAGTCAGGGAAACCCCAACAATTCCACTGATAACAGTGGTAATCTTCCTTCACTTGAGCAAGCAAAAAAAGATCTGAATCAATTATTATCCGACCTTGCTGATCAGATCGAAGAAATTCCTCTGACTCGTAGTAATGCAAACCTTAGGTATCCATTGGGTCACATCCCAAACCTTGGATATGATTTTGTGAGGTTCCAAGCTTATGATTATGATCCAGCACCAGAAAAAGAAAATGCATTATTAAGTAGTGGATTTGGTGCACCCCGAGAGACTGTCACACTTCCTATTCTTCCCAACATCTCAGAAAGTCAGATGACAAGTTGGGGTAGGGATGAAATGAATTTCTTACAAGGAGCTGCTGGTGCAATTGCATCTAGTTTCTTAACAGGAGTTGCAAAGTCTGGAAAACCTCAAGATCTCCTTAATGCCATTGGAGGTAGTATAGGTGATACACAACAAATTGCAGCTGATCTGATTAAAAAACCTGAACTTAAGCCTCTAATTGTTGGTTTCTTTGCTGGACAAGCTTCTGGTGTTAATGTACTGGGTCGTGGTCTGGGTGTGGTTTTGAATCCAAATCTTGAGTTATTATTTCAGGGTCCATCTCTAAGAACTTTCTCATTTAACTTCAAACTAAGACCCAGAGATAAGGATGAAGGTGAAGTGTGTAAGGCCATCATTAGATCATTCAAAAAGAATATGAACCCAAGAAGAACTAAGGGTAATGTATTTCTGAAAACACCAAGTGTTTTTAAGATTGAATATATGTTTGATGGAAAACCACATCCTTCGATGAATCGTATAAAGATGTGTGCTCTTACCAACTTTACGGTCAATTATACACCTGACAATAACTATATGACATATCAAAATGGCACTGTTACTGGTTTTGATATTAGTCTAGCGTTCAGTGAGGTCTTCCCAATCTACGCAGACAACCAAGACAGACCAGAAGCACTTTCAGGAGTTGGTTACTAATGGCATTCGGAAAGTATTTTACACATGTTCCAAACTTCGATTATGTAAGTCGCTTACCTAATCGTCAATACATCAATGACTATCTTCAGACAAAGAATCTCTTCAAGAGAGTCAAGTTGTCTGATGAAATCTTTGGTGACCTAAACTTTTTTGGAAAAACAATCATCAGGACGAACGAAAGACCAGACAATGTTGCATTCAGAGTCTACGATGATGAAAGTCTTGATTGGTTGGTACTG